GAGGCCAGCATTATTATGTCAGAACAACAGGCACTTAATTATGCTGAAACTTTAAAAACAGCATGTAAGAAAGTCAAAGAGTACAAAGAAAATAGAGTTAAGAACAGCGGCCCAACACTATAACGGATATATAAAGCACTATGTCAAATACTTGGTCACACAATTGCAATTCAACTGGTGAATTTTACCTTATTGAATATGGCCACGAATGTCCGCATTGTAAAATTAATAGTATGGTAGAATGTATTAGACATGCTGGATACATTGCTACCCCTTTTGTTTCAAAACAAAAGGATACTAAGATAAAACAACTTGCTGCTTTGTTGATGGGCAAGCAAAGACAAGCATGAATGACGATCATGCCAATAATACCAATCCTTGTATAGGTATATGTGCAGTAGATGAAAATGGATGGTGCATTGGTTGTTTACGTACAAGTGATGAGCGATCTGTTTGGTATATAGAATCAAACGAGTGGCGGGAATCAGTGTTAACAGAAATTGAAAAGAGAGAAGAAAAGATGTTCGGAGATAACAAATAATGTTTGATACACTAAAAAATCTGTTTAAGAAAAAACAAACAGCGAAATCAATGAAGAACAGCCCAGAACCTTGGGTCAATGTTGTTCACGCACACTTGGCACCTGATAATCCAAAACAAGGTTACTTTGAACTTGAGTGGAATCCAGCGTTTGTACAATTTCTACGCAATGGTGGCTATCAGGGCCAATCACCTGAAGAAATAGTTGATCAATGGTTCACTGATATGTGCCGAAATGTAAGCATGGATGGGCAGGCCTCGGGAGACTTTGTTGCTGAAGCTGGTCGAGTAGCCACTAATACACGTACTCGCAATCAGGATTAATAATGAAAGGTACTGTTGTATCTGTTAATCTTTCTTCTATGCAATATAGAAGTCGAGAAGAAAATCTTGAAGTTTTTAAGCTGCAACGTTTTTTATATGACAACCATACCCCAACAGATGCTACAATGCAAGCATTGTTAGATGCTACCCAGCAAGTTAAAAAATACAATATTAACAAACAACCTCAAGATTACATCCAGCTTGATATAGGTGGCGTTGTTGGTGATACACACTTTTTTCCAATAAGGGAAATTGAAGAAGATGGTGAAAAATTCTTACTGCAAAGAATTGCCGAAGTAAACTTTTTTAATATATCAGAATACAAACGTCTTAATCAGTTATTTGGTACAGATGTATCCATTGGTTCGTTGGGCGAAAATATTACAACTGACGGCATAAATTTAGATGCTTTACCTTACAATACTATCTTAGAAGTAGGCACAGCCAAGGTTAAAATATTAGAAAGACGTTCATTTTGCTATAAATTTATAAATGTATTCATGCCTGACAAGAAATTTTGGTTCTTGCAAGATCGACGAAAATTTGACAGAGCCAAGATAGGCATAGTGGGCCAAGTAATTGAACCAGGTATTGTACGCCCAGGTGATGCAATAACAGCTATCTTGCCAGAACGCCGTGAACCGTTGCCCCCTATTCAAATTCCTACAAAATATATAAAAACAAAAATAGTTGACGATCAACTACTTTTAAATGGTTGACGATCAACCATCTTCTATGTTAGAATAAACTATGACAAAATTTACAGAAACCCACCAAAGAACAGTTGCCAAGACGTTGACTGTTAGAGTACTCTTTACACTAAGCCATTTATTAAATGGCTTTATTGTTACAGGAGCACTTGCTCTCAGCGCACAAATTGCCGGTGTTGCTACACTGATCAACATGTTCCTGTTTTGGGCACATGATCGAGCATGGAATTATGCTCAATGGAATCGTAAACCTGGCGATACAAAGATGTTTATAGATGGCCAACCACGTACCATTAGCAAAAGTATTACATGGCGCGGTTTGATTACTGCCAGTAACTTTTTGATTCCGTACTTTATGACCGGATCAATGGGTAAGGCCCTGGCATTCTTGACTATTGCAACGATCTTAAATATTTTTGTATACTATACCCATGAAAGAGTATGGAATCGCGTTACTTGGGGTAAAAAAGAAATCGTTGACACTTCTACAATCTAACTGTATAATAGGTAATATGAGCTACTTAATTGTTGATGCCGCAAACTTGTTCTTCCGTGCCCGTCATGTGATCCGTAATGGTGATCCTGAGGAACGTGTGGCAATGAGTTATCATATTATTCTTGCGTCAGTTTTGCGTCAGTGGCGTGATCGACAGGGCCGGCATGTGGTATTCGCCTTTGAAGGCCGTAGCTGGCGCAAAGATGTTTATAAACCTTATAAAGCCAATCGTGCTGAAGGTCGAGCAAAGCATACTCCCAAGGAAGCCGAAGAAGAAAAACTTTTTTGGGAGAGCTTTGACAAGTTTTACGAATACATTAGCACAAAGACCAACGTAACAGTTCTTAAAAATGCTGTGTGCGAAGCAGATGATTTTATTGCACGTTGGATTCAATTGCATCCAAGCGATGACCATATTATTGTTTCGAGTGACACAGACTTTGAACAGCTGATTGCTCCAAACGTTCAGCTGTTCAATGGCATCTCGGGTGTGCTTACTAACCACAAAGGATACTTTGATGAAAAGGGCAAACCAGTCAAAGATAAAAAGACTAAAGAAGTGAAGCCTGCTCCTGATCCAGAATGGTTGCTATTTGAGAAATGTATGCGAGGCGATACTAGTGATAATGTGTTTTCGGCTTATCCGGGTGTTCGTACCAAAGGTACAAAAAATAAAGTAGGTTTGCAAGAAGCCTTTGCTGATAGAAACAACAAAGGCTTCATGTGGAACAATCTCATGCTGCAACGTTGGACCGACCACGAAGGTGTTGATCATTTGGTACGTGATGATTATGAACGCAATCGTAGCATTATTGATTTGTCGGCGCAGCCAGACAACATTAAAGCAATTTTAGATCAGGGCATTGCAGAAGCAGTACAACGACCACGTAATACTAGTGTAGGTCCACACTTTATGAAGTTTTGTGGTAAGTACCAGTTACAAAAGGCAAGCGACAATGCTCAACAACATTCAGAATGGCTGGCGGCCGGCTATAACTAAATTAGCCGTATTTGGACTTATACTATTTCTAGTATTGAAATGCTTGCCAGTGCTGGCTGCGGCATTCCAATCCAATGTTCCATGGACATGTGCTACCAGCGAAGAAGTTGTAGTTGAATTGGCAAAAGTTGGAGAAGAAATAATTATCACTGGCGAGGTTGATTCATTGGAGTTGCTAATGACAATATGGGCCAGCAGATCAACTGGAACCTGGAGTATAGTTGCATCAGGTATATCTGCAGAAGATAACAAAACTGGTTTAAGTTGCGTGGTATTAACTGGTAAAAATATAAAATCTTTTAGGGTAAAAACATTCATTTAAGCAGTAGTTTATTAGCTCATTAAATATGCTGTTTTGATAAATAACTGCATGTCCAGACCAAAGCCAACTATCCTACTAACCAATACAGATCCACGTACTTACAAGAGCGAAGAAGTACTGGCTGCTGATGCTATCTATGCTGTTTTTTACAAAGATAAGCCTGTCAATCTTCGCACTTTAAATAGTCTTGTAAGCTATCCTGGACCAAAATACAAGAAAGTTTCCTTTAGCAATCCGGGACATGCTTTTAATTTGGCCGATCGTCTTAATAAGATGTTTAAAACAGCCGACTTCTCTGTAGTTGAATTAAAACAAGGCCGCAGAATCAATGAGTCAGGAACTAGCTACAAAGATAACTGAGTACCTGGCTCAGTATCCTATCCCAACCATTTGGGAAAGTACTAAAATAACCCCGTACACAGTTTTTAAAAATTACCAAAAAGGGAAACGCAAAGGTCTGCGTTTGACATCATTTGGATGGGAATTGATGCGGGTACACTTTAGATATTGGTCTTATCAGTGTCCGCCAGGCTGGAGTCCAAACCCAGGCCATTTGATTGGATTAGAAAAACATTTAGATTGGCCATACTACCACGGCGCAGGTTACTTTCGTATTTTTGGCGAACAAGACGCAATGGAAATTCGACTAGTCAACGATGATATTATATTATGGCTAGACGGGCTAAGTCGTAAAGCCCAAAATAAAGGCTGATTTACGAAAACAATACGTCAAGTCTTACATTTTTCTTTGTACTATCAACAGATAATACAGCGTTTACAATAAGTTCGGCACTTAGACTTATTGATGGATCTCTGACTACAAGGGCAACGCTAGTCGGTAATTGACATGCTACATCATACGATGTGCCCGGGGCTGTGTATGCTGTTGGGATAACAAATTCTTGTCCAAATATATTTATACTTGTGATACCGCGGGCATATATTTTTAAAGTACCATAACCATTT